GCCGCATTCAAGGCACGCGAGGCGGCTGGATTCACCGCTCTCTGTGTGCTTGAAGGCGACCGCCACGTCGGTCAGCCCTGCCGTGAGTGCCTGTGCCTCGTTCATTCGTGCGATCTTTGCCATCTTCGGTTCCTCCAGTTTGTGGGCGAGAACACCCCGCCCTGAGGCGAGGGTAGCAGGTGTCAAGCCCCTGTGCGATTAAGTTTTCTTAACAATGTAACAATCAGCAGCAGCCAGCGTTCGGCATCCGTGCGTGGGGTTCGGTTTTGGCTCGTGCTTACTGGCACCCCAGCGCGACGGAGGGACGCGTTCAGCGAGTCGGTGGGGCTGTACCCCAGAACGCGGGGGAACCGCTCAGCGTGGCGCAAATGTGCCTGTGCGTTGATGGATTGTTACAGGCTCAGGGCTGGTCGGTCAGGTCAGGTGTGACACAGTCTGTGCCAGAAGGGTGACACCCTCAACCCCGCCCCGACAACCCCACCTGTCCTAGCCGACAAGCCCACCTGTCCATCCAGCAGGGGGATGGCACAGGTTGTGCCAGTTCTGAAATTGTTACAGCCCCCTCTCCCCGCAGCGTTTTGGGGGTATACCCTAAAGAAGTGAGGAATACCCAACCCCGCAATGAACACCCCCTGTGAAAAGGCAGGCCACAAACCCCTGTCAAAGAACCCTTTTCAGCCAGTCCCATACATTAAGAAAGATTAACAATGTTATTTTTGACAAAACACCCCCTTTTTTCTGGTTATATGGGGGGAGACAAGAGGGGGGCCACGAACTCGACCTCCTGCCAAGAGTCTAAACTTAAGAAGAGTTCGTACAGTCCAGCCGCTAGGCTGGTTTAGTAAAGGACAGAACTATGGCAAAAATTAAGAAGGCTCCAAAGCCATTTGATCCGACGAGCGGACCAATGCTGAGCGGGCGACCTGGCCTTGGAATTAAGCCGACGCCAGTGAAGCCAGGACCGCTGAAGCCAGGGCCAACGCCTCGAAAAGTGAGCGGCATGGTGAACCCAGTAAAGGACCTCTTCCCAGGAAAGCCTGGGGATCTCAAGCAGGCCGCTCCTTCGTTCCTTCGAAGGACGAAGCCAACGGGACGCGGTCGCTAAAGGGTTCCTAAGTAAGTATAAAAATTTTACCGTTTCAGTGGGGGCAGCATGGCCAGCAAAAAGGTACAAGATTATGTTGGTCAATGCAAGGACCTGATGGGTCTCAGCCACTGGACGATCAACGTCTCAGCAGATCCCTGTGAGGATGATGCCTGGGCCGATGTGGAGGTCAGTACCAACCTCTACACCGCAACCATCCGATTCTCCCCTAAACTCTGGGGCGAGAAGCCAGAAGACATTCGGCGGGTGGTTGCTCACGAATTGATCCATGTGCACCAGGCAGGCGTAGAGCGCCTGGTCGAAGCCCTGGAGAAGCCACTCGGCTCCACAGCCTATGAGTTGCTTTCCCATGTATGGGACACAGAATCCGAGCGGGCCGCTGACTCGCTCTCCAATGTAGTGGCAGAGGTCCTCCCTCTACCAGTAGGAGTCAAATAATGCCAATGGTCGAAGGGAAGAAGTTCCCATACACGAAGAAGGGCATCGCCGCTGCCAAAAAGGCCTCAGCCAAGCACGAGAAGACTGAGGGCAAGAAGGAGCGCGAGATCGAGTACGGCAAGAAGGCCAAGAAGGGCAAGAAGAAGTAATGCCAGCCAAGCCAGGTCTCTACGCCAACATCAACGCCAAGCGTAAGCGCATTGCCGCTGGCTCTGGCGAGAAGATGCGAAAGCCAGGGAGCAAGGGCGCCCCGACTGCCAAGGACTTTAAGGAGTCTGCCAAGACGGCCAAGAAGGGCAAGAAGAAGTAATGCCCCGCAACTACCGTAAGGAGTACGACGAGTACCACGGTACCCCTGAGCAGATCAAGAACCGTGCCTCCCGTAATGCTGCCCGAGCCAAGATGGCGAAGAAGCACGGCAAGGCTGCGGTCAAGGGCAAGGAAGTCGACCACAAGGACGGCAACCCCAAGAACAACTCCAAGAAGAATCTCCAGTTGATGAGTCGAAGGGCAAATCGACAGAAAGGCGGCTGATGGCTAAGTTCACCTCGAACCTGACCATCAACACCCGATGGCGAAATAACGACTTCGTCGGCACGGCTGGCTCCGCGCATACCTTTGCGGACGCCCTGTACGACGAGTTCCTCGTAGACTGGGCTGAGGAGATCTCGCTCGGTCACATCGTCATTACCGAGACCCCAACGACTGGCAACATCCAGATGGCCAGCCTGACGGTTGGCGACATCACCCTGACTGGCACCGCGACTGGTTTCCCTGGTTCACCAGCCATCATCGGCACCTCGCCGATCAGCGTGCTCACCGCATCTGGCACCTCGACCATCAGCCTCAATGCCAACTACCAGACGGCTGGCACCTACGTCACCTCCGTTGCTGGCGCTGCGCCAATCACCTCATCTGGTACCACGGCTATTACCGTTGGCATTGACCAGACGACAATCACCGCGAACTCCGCAACAAATGCCAGCGTTCTTCGGGCCTACGTCAAGAACAGCACTGGCACCACGCTCAACAAAGGTCAGGTCGTCTACATCAGCGGATCTGACGGTGCCAATGCACTCATCAGCCTATCGAGTGCCTCCACTGAGGCTGGCTCATCAAAGACTCTCGGTCTCCTTGCTCAGACCCTTCTAACGGGAGAGCAGGGATACGTTGTCGAGAACGGCTTGCTTGCTGATATCGACACCAGTGCGGCAACGGCTGGTCAGGCTGTTTGGCTTGGGAACACCCCTGGATCATTCGTCTTTGGGTCCCCGCCAGCAGAGCCATCGCACTCGGTGTACCTTGGGGTGGTCACCCGCGTTCAGCAGAACAATGGCGAGATTCTCGTCAAGGTTCAGAACGGCTACGAGTTGGACGAGTTGCACGACGTTTCTGTCGGCAGCCCAACGGATGGCGACATCATCCAGTGGAAGTCCTCGAGCAGCCTCTGGACCAAGGCCTCCATTGCCAATGCTGGCATCGCCTCCTCGGTGCACACGCACCCGTACCAGCCAGCAGGCACCTACGTCACAGCAGTCAACGGCACAGCGCCAATCACAGCAGCGACCGACACGGCTGGTGTCGTCACCGTCGCCCTTACTGCTAACTACCAGACCGCAGGAACGTACCTCACCGCCGTCAACGGCACCGCCCCAATCACCGCCTCAACCGATACCGCTGGTGTCGTCACTGTTGGATTGAGCGCCAGTTATGCCTCTGACGTCCACACCCACGCCACTAGCAGCATTACTAGCGGAAACTTCGTCGCCACACTTGGCTCTGGCACTGGCGTCACGGTCACTGGTGCGGATGCCAATGCAGCAGCAAAAACTGTCTCCATTGGGCAAGCCGTAGCGACCAATAGCAACGTTACCTTTAACCAGGTGACTGCCTCTGACTATATCAAACTCTCTGGATGGAACCAGGCTAATAATGGTAGGGTGGGAACGTCAAACAGCGTTACCGTCACAACCGCTGGGACATATTATGCAATCGGTGGCTCTGACTGCGAAGTATCGTTTACTCCAGATTTCGTTGGGCAAAAGTTTTTTGTCAGTATGACTGGATATGCCTCGCTCAACACCACGACTGTCCAATACGCTTTTGTACGCGTCAATCTAACCGACTCGTCTAATACCATTATTAGCGATCTTGGTTTCAGTAGATCAGAAAACTTTGGAACATCAGGACGAGGAGGGACTGTGGCATTCAACACAGTCTGGGAATCTGACACTACAAGCGCAAGAAAAATTAAACTGTACGGAACAGCGCAAACAACTAACGGACTTGTTCTTTCACTTTCTTATTGGCAACTTAACGTTATGGCGCTTGCATAATGTGGGAACTTATCTGCACTACTGTTGGATGTCCGCAAGAAGGGGACAGCCAGCCCGTTCCACTAGATCGGGAGTGGTACACCTGTGACAACTGCGGGGCAATCTATAACCGTGACTGACCTAGCACCAGTCCTCACTGGCTGCCACGTTTGCCGAAGTCCTCTCGTCGACGCCATCAACAAAAAGATGAAGGACCAGGTTCCAGACAAGGTCATCTCCGCCTGGCTCAAGGAAGTCGGCCACTACGTGAGCCGCATCACACTTGGCAAGCACAAGCGTGAGCACCTGACTGACCCACACGAGCGTGCTAGAATTGAAGCCACTAAGGTCCTCAAGAAACAGCAGGGAACCATCAAGGTGACTGGAGACCTTGCCTCCCTGGTTCGAGACTACGTGCACTCTGCCGTGCAAGATGGCCTCATGACGCCAACCCTGGCCGAAGGTCTTCGCGCACAAGAGATGATCGACCGACGTCAGGAGAAGGGCGCAGACCGAGAAGTCGCCCTGACCCTCGCCAGTATTCTCGGTGGAGGCGACGCCAGGTTCCAAGTTCTCGAAGCACGAGAGATTAAAGAAGTTGAGGCTGGAGATGAATGAGCCAGTCGAAAAGGAGTGTGGATGCTAAAGGTCTTTAGCCAACTACCGTTTGCAGAGAAGGGCGGTCGTCTCGACGACTGTGGTCCTGCCGCGCTTGCGTCTGCGATCTTCTACTCATCCAAGGAACTGCTCAATCCAGGCGTTAAGGCAGTCATCGATGCAGCCGCGAAGGCTGGACGAGTTGACAAAAACGGCACAAGCGAAGGTACGACATTCGTGCAGATTGTCAAGGCAGCAGAACTGCTCGGCGCAAAGATGACGGTTGCCCCATCATGGGCCAAGGCCGTTGCCGCCATGAAGGCTGGCAATGCCGTCTGCGTCGCTTTCCGAGCGCCAGTCGCTGCACCAAAGTCGACCTGGAGCGCAGCCCAGAAGGCCAGCCTCAAGCGACGACCAAAGAACTCCTATGCCCACTCCGCGACCATGGCCATCGTAGACGGCAAGTTCGTCTTCGCCGACCCAATGATGAGCGGCAAGGGTCCAGAGGAGTTTGGCAAGGTCATTACCGAGGCCGAGGCCAAGACGCTTGCCCACTGGGGCATCGGCGAGGCCAACGCCAAGCGCAAGACGCCAATGGCGTGGATCGTTACGGTCAAGGCCTCAGCCATCAAGCCACAGCCAGTTGTGCCTGTTGTAGCCACCCTGTCACCTACTCCTACAATCAACGTAGAGGCACCTAGGAAGACCGTAGAGGCCCGAAAAGTAGAATCTGGTACTAAGACACCATCCGAACTGGACAAGGCCATCAAATCCCTCGAGAACTTCGATTGGGAGTCTGTCGGCAAGCAATACGCTGGGGTAGCAGCCGCAGCCATCAAGGGGTCGAGCAAGGAAACTACCGTGCTCAAGAAGATCAAGTTTTTCCTCACCTACGTCGCGGTCAACACGAAGTTGGACGAAATGCTGCTTGATGCAGCCCGCACCTTCTTGACCGTCTCCATCTCAGTCGCCCTTGGCCTCGGCATCCCGCTCCTCGACATCAACGGTGGAGACTTCCGCCTGGTCGTGTCGGCTGGACTCGCCTCGGCCCTCCAGGTCGTCGTCAAGGCGCTTGACCCAAGCAATTCAGACTATGGGATCGTAAAGAAGTAATGCCGAAGACAGCAGCCTGGCAGCGCAAGGAAGGCAAGAACCCCAAGGGCGGTCTGAACGCCAAGGGGCGTGCCTCGTACAAGGCGCAAACTGGTGGCACACTGAAGCCGCCCGTGAAGAAGGGTGACAATCCACGACGTGCATCGTTCCTCGCCCGAATGGGGAACATGCCTGGCCCAGAGCGCGACGAGAAGGGTCGTCCGACGCGCTTGCTCCTTAGCCTTCAGGCTTGGGGTGCCAGTAGCAAAGCGGACGCCAAGCAGAAGGCAGCCGCTATGTCCAAGCGTCTGAAGAAGAAGGATTGAAGCAGGTCAATCTCGACATCGCCAGGGACCTCGCTCGCGGACGCGGAGACATCGCGTTCTTCGCAGAGCGATGGCTGGGGATCAAGGGTAACCCAGGGCAGGTAGCCTGGTGGGAAGCCTGCGCTGAGAGAGACGAGACTGGATTCCGACCGAAGTACATCACCACGGTGGTATCGGCGGGTAACCGAGCAGGCAAGACCCTCGCCATGGCAGTCGTCTGCTTCCACCACGCACTCTACAAGTTGGGGCTGGCTAATCCAACCCCAGGAGACATGGAGTCAGCCCGTCGCTGGACAGATGCTCCATACGAGTGGTACCATGTAGGCATCCAGCAGGAGACCGCAGAGTTGGTCTTCCGAGAGATCGAAACGATCCTCAACGGTGCCCATCCCGCCCAGAAGGGCCGAGGATGCCCGATCATCAAAGAACTCGGCAAGATCGTCGAGACCAACAAGAAGTATCGTGGTGAGTATCCGTGGATCAAGTTCAACCCAATCGTGGGCGGAGCGAACATCCACTTCCGAACCACACAGGATCGAGCCAAGGCTCTCCTCGGTAAGGACATGAACGGCATCTCGTTCGACGAAGCAGCGTTCGAGCCTCACCTGCTGATGATCTACCAAGAGGTACTCAACCTCCGACGACTCTCGACTGGCGGACCGCTCCACTTCATTGGAACGCCGACGGAGGGAATCAACGACTACTCCGACCTCTGGGAAAAAGGAAACCCAGAGAACCCAGAGAAGGACGAGAAGTTCATCTCGTTCCGACTCTCGACTAGATCCAACATCGGGTACGGCCTGACGCAAGAGAACTTCGATGACGTTGTTCGACAGCAGGCAGCCTACCTGATCCCACAAAACATTGACGGGTACTTCATCGAAGCCAGGGACTCGTTCTTCTGGTCAGTGTCGGTGCAGTCATCATTTAGGAACGAAGTCGCAGAGCAAGGCCCGAAGCGCCACCATCGGTACGTCCAGGGCGTTGACCCTGGTATTTCACATGACGCAACCTGGGCTATTACTCTCGACATCACGGACCGCCAGCATATTACTGGTACCCGAATCCGCAAGCGCGGAGGCAAGCAGAGCATCTCAGCCGTGGTCAACATGGTGCGAGAGGGTCATCTGCTCTATAACGAAGATGGTGCGTCGGCAACGACCATCGTGGACTCAACTGGATTGGGAGGACGCCTCTTCCAGCAAGAGTTCAGCATCATTAAGCCGATCCGAGGTTTCGACTTCGGCGGCACAAAGTCCAAGAAGGTCGAACTTCTGAACGACCTGAAGGCAGTGATCGATAAGGGTCAGATCAGTTTCCCTGTGGGGGGCGCGTGGGACGAGTTGCGCAGGCAACTTCTCGCGTACAAACTAGACGATAAAAAGTTGGAACAGGACGCAGTGATGGCACTGGCAATCGCCGTGCGACATGCGCTCCGCAACCCAGAGAAGCCCGTGAACGACCCAGTGTTCACATATTTTGGAGTAAGTGACTAATGGCTGAAAAAGTACGAAAGATCCCAGCAGCGTTCGAAGGAACGCGGGCGATCCCAGCGCAGTACACGACAGACCCAGACATCGCGACGCCAGAGCAGATTGCGTCCATTGGTAAGGCGACCGACAAGGCTCGCAAACTTACCAAGGGACAGGTCATCGTCTCTGCGCAGCCAAAGGGCAAGCCAGTCGCCACGTCGCCAGTTGGCACATCCGCCACCCGACGTGCGCTTCGTGCTGCACGACAACTCACCAACACTGGCGTAGCCAACGGCGCAGAGCGCAACATTGCCGATCCATCGATCAGCGTCCGAAACCGCGCAGCGTCCAAGATCCGACCAAACTTCGAGAAACTTACCCTCGGCGAGCAGAACGCCGTCAAGATGCTCGAGTCCTCGCTCACTGGGCGTGCTGAGGACCCACGAGAGAACGAGGAACTCCTCTTACTCCAGGAGATCCTTGGTCGCAAGCAGATGGTCGAGCCAGAGCAGAACCGACTCCGCTCACTCTTCCGACGCATGGACAACCTCTACCACCCAGAGACCATCACCCTCGGTGGTGCTGACCACTGGGCCGAAGATCCAAGCGCACGACTCGCTGGCCGCGCACACGTCTCGGTCAACATTCACCACGCGTATGTGCAGATCCCTGCTGCGATCCAGGCCGTCCGACCAGTCATCAACTACGTTGCGACTGGCCCGACCCCAGAGGAGCGTCAGGTTGCGCAACTCCGAGAGCGACTCTACTTCCGCTGGTGGGAAGCCAACGACATGGACCTCACCCACGAGCATGCCGCGCTACTCAAGGAGTTGTACGGCCACACGGCAGCCAAGGTGTACTGGGACCCAGTTGCAGACCTCCCAAAGGTCTCGATCATCGAGCGCCCAGAGAACCTCTACCTCGGCTTTGGTAACAGCGACTACAACCGCCTAGACTGGGCACTGTACTGCTACGGCATGTCGCCGCAGGCTGTGCAGGAGGATTACGGCGTTGACGTGATCCCAGTCAAGCAGGGCGAGAAGTGGTTCCCGTACACGACACGTGGAACGCACGACGATCCAATCGGCAACGTGTGGATGAACGCCTTCGAGCGCAATCCGCTCCGACGCGAGACCGCGTACGAGCAGATGCAGGTCGAGGTGTACGACTATTGGTACAAGGTGCCGACAAAGCCTGGCCAGGCCC